CATTTCTTGAATGAATTGGGTTTTTAAATGTCATCGTTCTGAGCTTAGAAGGCGCAATGAGAGTAAGAGTAGAACCTATGAACTCACACTCAAATTCTTGGTTCCATTGTAATTCACTTGTATTCTTAATTGTTTCTTGTTTCCACTTTTCATCTCTACCTGGCACCTCTGCCCAGTGCACGTCTATTGGTGTATAGTTGTTTCTACCCTCTTCTGCATCCACCCATAGTTTATAGAACATATTAAGGCCAAGTGGTGTGGATACTATGAATACTTTGGTAGTTTCACCAGAAGAAATTGTAGGATAAACGGAAGTGAAGAACTGGTCTGCAATATTGTTGGGAACGTGGGCAAACTCATCAAGAAAGATGATATTGAAAGAACTACCTCTGACTGCAGATGAAGATGTGGCCGCTGCAAGAATCTTAGAACCATTTTCAAGTTCAATGTTTCCTTTGTTCCATACGACCACACCCTGTTGCATCCACTTTGGTAGATGCTCGTATGCAAGTTGTAGTCTGGATAGTAGTTCTCTGGCTGTGGCTAATTTGTTTGCCAGAATTGCACAGTTCACACTTTCATTGAATAGTATGTAATGCAGGAGAAAAGATATAATTGTTGTAGATTTACCTGTCTGTCTGGGCATTTTACAAATCACAAATCTATCATTTATGAAAGTGTTTATCATTTTCTTCTGATAGGGATACATATCAAATGAGATCAAACCCTTATCTACATGCACCACCCTGACATAGTTCTGAATAAAATGTTCTGGATCTTCCCAACATTTTTTGTATTCCTTGATGGATTCTTCCGTCCACTCTACGTTTTGGCCAACTGCCTTGAGATTAGGATTACCAAGATACGTTTCAGCCATCTGTTTTACCCTTTAGTAGTTTTTGTAATTCACTTGTGGAACCTACAAACAAGGCATTGGTGACATTCGTTGGGCCAGAGGTCTTTTCTGCCTGAATATCTTTTTTGGTTTTGTGTAAATTAAGGAGTTCTTTGTTGGTATTTGCAAGTTTGTCAATCATCTGACCGACTACTTCAAATGCTCTGGGATGTTGAGACTGTTTGGCAATCTCAAGGAGTTCTTCAAGTCCGTCTTGACCACGTTCAATCAGATTATACAGATTTTCTCTGGCATACTGAAAGTCTGTTTCATCTTCTTGGCCGTTGACAAGAGGCTTTACTTTTTCCGTTTTTGCAACATCTCTCTGAGGGGTTTCAACAATTCCTAAAACCTCGTCAAGATGAGCATCTATGTCTTTCATCATGTAAAGTCTTCACCTGTGGTTGGATCAAAGTTTTTACTGTCACTAAAGAATTCAAAAGTTTCACTAAAACCATAGTCAGAATCTGCAGTGGCAGTTGTTGGAGAAGGTGTAACTGTGTATCGTGTCTTAACTGTTGCATCACCGACATCCTGACTTGCAGATTCATTAAGGATTCTTTCGTAATTACCTGTTTCAAGAAGTATATAGTCAGAAGTTCTTGCACCCTCAATCGTAGATTCAAGGACAACAAAATCTTGCACAAGATCACCAGCTTCTGTATTTGCTGGAATACGAAAGTTGACCTCAATAGTCTTGATGACTGCACTGGTTTTAATATCTGGATAAACATAACCCTTCATCAAGAAACTTAAAGTCCAGATTATTGTTCTTCTGGTGGCCTGATCTCCCTCATATTCATCGGTTTGACTTGCAGAATTAAGAACGATTGGAACATCTGCCTTGATACCCATATCTGGGACTGTGTTAATGGTGACTGTAAATTCTGGTGTAAAGTAAGGTAGAATCTGTTCTAAAATTTGAGTACCATCTTCTGCATTGTTTACCAAAATATAAAGTTCAAAGTCAAAATTATATGGGACAGGGTTATATTGTGTCATCAAAGAGGAAGTTCCTGCAGACGTATTTGCAGCAATATTTCTTCCAAGTGTATTGAGTTTTCTGCCTGGATCGTAGTTCAGTCCAGTAAGAGCAAAACCCATTCTTGGAGTCTTTGTTGCCAGAACCTTTCTCTGTTCTATAGATTCTCTCAGAGCCAATAACCACTTTTGTCTTGGTCCATAAGCAAGAGGTACACCTACTCTTTCAACCACAGCACCTGCAGAGTTTTTCCTCTCAACTTTTAGATCGTTAAAAAGAGTGCCGAAAGCAGCCACATATTTGCGTATCGTTTGATGATAAAAGGTAGAACCTAACATTAGTAGTTTGTCCCTTCACTAAATGGATTACCCTCTGTGAAATCTAATATAGAATCTGCATCGGTTTCAATTTGTTTGTTTGTAGTGATTTCATTCTGAACACCAGATTCAATACTGGATAGTGTCTCAACTGCTTCATCCGTTGTCTGTTTGGTTTCGTATGTACCCGTAGCCAAACTTGTTGCACCAGTAAGTATTTCTCCTACTGTAAAATTGCCAGTCATATTGATAAGATATAGATACCTTGTTGTAGCATCCCATTTTGCAACTTCACCAGTTTTACTTGAAGTACCACCTGTGACAGTTTCACCAACTTGGAAAGTACCAGAAACTGCAGGACTTGATGCTAATTCAAAAGTACGGACAAATGATTGTTGTTCTTCAATATCATCTATTTCTTCTATGCCAGTGTCTATCTTCTCATCTGAATAAGAGAACAATTCACAAACGAGATCAAAAGATTGTAAAGTTCCTGCTTGATAAAATACATTTGAAGACTGCACATCCAAAATGGTAAATAGACCATCTGTGAGAGGGAAGTATATGAGATCACCGGCTTTTGGTTCTACATCTCTACCATTAGTTTCAAAATTAAGTTCTTTGAATCTTCTTCTTGATACTGTAAGAGTGATCTGGTCGCGCACCTCAAGTCCAAAATTAGAAACAAATGTGCCATCACCACCGAAACCATCAACATTCTTGATATACATCTCAATCACTCTTTGATCCTTGAACTGTGAAAGTCTGTCTTCACCATATAACAAGTCTTCTTTGACGAGAGTTCTTGGCATATAATGCACATCAATCCCATAGACTTTGATTGATTCAATAATCAAGTTTTCAATAAGTCTTTGGTCTGGTGTGTTTTCGCCGTAGTGATTGAAGTAGTGGTTTGTTGCCATCTTATCCCATCATGAAGTCATCTGGTAGTTGATATTTGAGTTGAACTTCTTCTTCAATTCTATCAATCTCTGTAGTTGCATCATCGTAGAGTTGTCTACCATTGAGTGTAACTCCACCTGGCAACTGCAATCCTTCAAACTTGATGAGATTCTGCCCCCATTGTTTCTTAAAAAGTGCAGTGACATATTTCTTGAGAAACATATCACCATAGACATCGGAAAATGAAGATGGATCTGTGATTATATATGCTTCTGCAACAATGAAATCATCAATTTTTACATCTGTGCCCCATTCAATGT